TGGCGTGTACTGCTACGCAGAACGCGTCGTCGGCTTCTCCAGATTCTACGAAGCGAAACAGGCGGACGAACAGGTCGACATGATAGTCAGGATTCCTAGGGTCTACACCGCGAAGACAGGAGACCGCGTGCGGCTCTCTCCTTATGCGTGTGCAGCTCCGAAGAATCCTTACATAGTCGTCCAGGCGCAGAACGTGACCGACGAAGAGACTAATCTCCCCGCAACAGATCTCTCGCTTAGAGCGATGAGCGAAGCGGACAGGGAGGCGTAGAGAATGACTCAAATTAAACTGAAAGCGTTCGGTATAGGTCTCGGCGTCGTCGTCAGCAAATGCTACCACTACAGAGCTCCGGAGAACGTCTCCGGACCTTATGCCGTGTGGATGGAGCTTGGCGGCGTTTATGTCGCCGGAAGTAATCTGCACGCCGAGAGCGGCAAACAGATCACCGTGGACTACTTCACGAAAACGGAGTTCGACCCTGTGATCGACAGCATTGAAGGCTACTTTGCCGGGATGAGCTGGCGTCTGGAGTCGGTGCAGTTCGAAGAAGAGACAGGCTACATCCATTATGAGTGGAGGATAGAGTATGCCTAAACTCACGATTGACGGAATGAACGATCTCGGGCGGATGCTGGATGCTGATCTCGCAGATACTGAAGCGATGATAAAAATGGCCGTCTATGACGGAGCTCATGAAGTCTTCGAAGAAGTAAAACACAGAGTGCAGCAGCTTCCGACAAACGATACCGACAGCAAGCATCGGGACATAACCGAGAAACAGAAAAAGGGCCTTATATCCGGCCTGTATGGCTCCAGGATAATGAACGAGCGCGGAGAAATCTACGCAGTCATAGGCTTTACTGGATACAATGACGTCAAGACTGAGAAGCATCCAAAAGGCCAGCCGAACGTACTGGTCGCCAGGAGTATCGAATCTGGGGCGAGCTTTATGAACAAGCGGCCTTTTATAACACAAGCAAAGAATGCTGCACGGCCAAAAGCCTTGGCAGCAGTCCAGAAGACATTCGATGCCGAAATGGCAAAGAAGGAAAGGTAAAACAATGGCAAGAATCGGACTTTCGAAACCGTATGCAGCACTCTATGCCGTCTCCGGCAGTACCGTTTCGTACACCAGCGGAAAGCTCGTCGGGAAGGCTACTTCTCTGGAGATCTCCCTGGAGGACGGCGACGACAACGTGCTCTACGCAGACAACGCTCCGGCTGAAAGTGCCACCGAGTTCTCCGGAGGCAGTCTGGCCATAGGCACAGACGACCTCTACGCGAACGTGATGAAGGACTTCCTCGGAATGCCGGAGGAAGCGATCGCCACGACTGGATTCACCAACTTCACGACCGCCTCTCCGAAGTGGTACAAGAACAATGATGACCAGTCTGTGCCCTATCTGGGCTTCGGCGCTATCGCCAAGAAGATCGTCGGCGGCGCTACCAAGTACGTAGCGATCCTCTTCAACAAGATCAAGCTGAGCAATCTGACACAGAGCCTCGAGACTCAGGGAGAGACCATCTCCTGGCAGACAGAGACTCTCAACGCCAAGATACTGCGCAGCGATGCAGACAAGCACGACTGGCGCTGGATTTCCAGTGACATGGACAGCGAGTCTGATGCAGAGCAAATCCTTAAGGCCGCGCTTGGCATCTCTTAGCAGCTAAAACTCCCCGGGATAATCTCCCGGGGCTGTTCTTATAGGGGGAAATAAACATGGATTTTAAGACTATCAAACTGGGCGGGAAGGAGTATCCGATAATCTTCTCCGCTTGGGTCATAGACCAGATACAGGAAAAATCGGACGATGTAGAAGCAGAGCTCAACAGGATTCTGGACAGCAGCAAGGTCAAAGACATGATATGGCTGCTAAGTCTGTTCCTTCGCGGCGGATACGAAGGCGCGAAGGTCCTCGGGCGTGAAACGCCGGAGCCGCCTACATTCGAGCAGCTGATGTTCCTGACGTCCGTCACGGACTTCGCGTCCATCGGCAAAGCCATCAGGGAAGCTGTGGGAACAGGCGAACCTGATGTAAAACTTGAAGACGAAAAAAACTTGAAGGCCACGACGCCGGAGGCGTAACGGCTTCGTGGTTCATATACATGGGGCTGTCTGTGGGGCTTAGCTACAGAGAGGCGCTGTACCTTCCGGTCGGAAGGGTGCTCTCCCTGGTGAATATAAGTCTCATCAGCTCTGGAAAAGCAAAACGCGCCAAGACACCAGCCGAAGAAGAGAAAGATTTTTGGAAGGCACTAGAGCGCAAGTGATATGGCAGATATAACACTGAAGTTCGGAGTCCAGGGAGACTCTACACTCAAAAGCGCAATCAGCGCGGTCAACTCTCAGATCAAGAGCCTCGATGCAGATATGAAGCTCGCGGTCTCCGAGATGGCCAATATGGACAGCGCGGAGGAAAAGGCCGCCAAGAAGAATGAGATTCTCGGCAAGCAGTACGAGGCAAACAAGCAGAAGCTGGAGCTTCTAAGCAAGCAATATTCTGAAAGCGAGACGAAGCTCGAGGACCTCGGCAGGCAGCTCGAAGAAGCCAAGAAAAAGAGCGGAGAGAACAGCGCGGAGGTCGCCAAGCTGCAGGATGCTTATAACAAGCAGGCCAAGGCCACGTCAGATCTGAATACAGAGATGACGAAGACCAAGACTAAAATGCAGGACGCCAAGAACAGCATGGACGGTCTTGAAAAAGAGACCAAGGAAGCTAAGAGTGCGATGGACTCAGCAAAGGACAGCGTCTCCAGCTTCGGAGACATGCTCAAAGCAAAGGTCACAGGAGAAGCTATCATCAGCGGCATTAAGAAGCTGGCGGAAGGCCTGAAGGACCTGGCATTCGGTGCGGCATTCACCGCCGATGAGCTTCTGACCATGTCGACCGTCACCGGGATTTCCACCGACGCCCTTCAGGAATACAAGTACATGGCCGAGCTCGTGGACGTCTCCCTGGACACTATAACCGGAAGCCTCAAGAAGCTGACCTCGAACATGAGCACGGCATCAAAGGGCTCCGGCGCAGCTTACGAAGCATTCGGTAAGCTGGGCGTACAGTTCCAAAACACTGACGGAACGCTTAGAAACAGCCAGGAAGTCTTCAACGAGGCCCTGGAAGCTCTCGGTAAGATAGAGAACGAAACGGAGCGCGACGCCCTTGCGATGCAGCTCTTCGGAAAGTCCGCGCAGGATCTCAATCCGATGATAACAGCCGGATCTGAGACACTGAATGCTTATGCGCAGCAGGCTCACGATACGGGCTACGTTATGAGTGAGGAGGTGCTCCAGTCCAACGTAGCAGTCTCCGACAGTTATGAGGTCATGCAGAATAGCATCACGGCGCTGAAGAACACCATCGGAACGGAGTTCGCTCCGGTTCTCCAGCAGATCATCGACGGCTTCACAAGCCTGCTGCAGTGGATAACCGATAACAAGGATATGATCGAAGACTATGCGATCCCTGCAGTCGTAGGGCTAACCACAGCCTTCGTGACATACAAGGCCGCTATGGTAGCCATGTCCATTATCAACACCGTCAGAAAGGCAACAGAGAGCATGACACTCGCACAGGCGGCGCTCAATGCGATCATGGCTGCCAATCCGATCGTGCTGGTAGTCACAGCGATCGCTGCACTGGTCGCGGCTCTCATAACAGCGTACAAGACATCTGATGAGTTCCGCGCAAAGGTCGACGCTGCCTTCCAGAAGATAAAGGACGCCATAGGCACAGCTATCGAATGGATAAAAGACAAAGTAGAGTGGCTTAAAAATCTCCCGCAGCAGGCTCTGACGTGGGGCCGTGATATGCTGGACAACTTTGTCCAGGGTATAAAGGACAAAATCGCAAAACTGGGCGATGCGCTTAAAGGCGCAGCACAGAAGGTCAAGAACTTCCTCGGATTCTCTGAGCCGAAGGAAGGGCCTTTGTCGAACTTCCATACCTATGCTCCGGATATGATGGAACTGTACGCCGAAGGTATCACACAGAACGTGGGCCTCGTGACGAACGCCACCAGGAAGGCCGCGCAGGCTGTAAAGAGCGGATTTACCGCAGCGGCTTCGGCCAGTATGTCAGGATCTCCGGCACTGGCTGCGGCGGGCGCATCCGGCACGCAGGTGATCCAGCTTGTCGTAGACGGCAGGACGCTTGCGGAGATAGTAAACAAAAACAACAAGGTGATCCAGAGGGCGAATAACTCATGATAACTCAGACACTCACCTACAATGGATTCAACTTTGCGGCATGGGCCAAAAAGGGAACATACAAGCCAAACGCTGTCCGCAAAATCGGCCGCACCTGGATAGATGCGAACGGCGATGAACACACCACTACGCTGGGCTGGAAGTATGAAGTCAGCTTTGAACTCAATCCGATGGACTATGCGACCGCGATCGCTGCATATACCGCCCTGAAGACTCAGCCTGCCAGCCTGGTGTTCTCCTTCCCGGGAGAGGCGTCTGACATCACTCAGAGCAGTGTCTGCGACAATATAGCACTCTCGCCGACGTTTATCCAGGCGCTTTGCCAGGGAGATGCTTCACTGGTATTCGTGGAGGCTCTATGAACGGAATCGGAGCCCTGCCAGCATACAGAGCTGCATTCGACACCGGAAGCGGCTATGTAGACTTTGAGCTGGTTATAGGCGGAACTACATACACGCATTCACAGTTCAGGGATCTCAAGATCAACGCCTGTCTTTTTGGAGACTACGGCATCGGCAGCGTGAACCTCCGGACGATCTCGGCGATCGTGTCGGCCTCCATAGCCGTCGGCGCCTCTGTCCAGGTATTCGCGACCTACACTGTACCAGGACAGACGTCCTACAGGATCCTGCACAGCACAGGAGTGGTCTTCCAGGTTAGAAAGCGCAACTCTGAAAGCGAGATCCTCTGCTACGACAAGCTGTGCCTTACGGAGTACACGTTCAAGCGGACCCCGACATGGACAGACCGCAGCATGCTCGCAGTGGTCCAGGAGATCGCTCAGGATATAGGCGTCACACTGACTCCCAGAGCGGAGGAATGTATTCAGACATTCACGCTCGAGGATCCTGGCGCCATGTCAGCGCGGGAGATCCTCGAAGAGATAGCGAAGTCCTGCGCGGGAAATTTCCTGATCACAGCATCCGGAGAACTGGACTTCATTCCGGTCGGCGCAAACGACGCGGCCGGATTTTTGATTGTGACCTTAAACAGCTCCGGCAACTTCTCAGTCATAGACAAAGCAGATCTGACTGCCGGGACAACAGTCCTGGCCGAAGGAAGTGACGGCCTGGAAGCCGACTCTTATGAGAACGCGGCAACAAAGGCCTTGTGGTATCAGACGCCAGAAGGCCGCGACGTGCTCTCAAAAGCCGGAGAACAGTATCCGGATGTAGAAGTCACAAAGAAGAACATCGAGTTCGACAGCCTGCAGCGCGAGAATCAATATCAGCCTTATGTAGCTGTGGCGATCAGCAACGATGTGAGCTCCTGGTACTCTCCGAGCGGATTGTCAGACGAAGACTGGAATGCGCTTCTTCAGACCGGAAGGCTCTTGTCTGTAGACATGAGATTCGGATCTCAGGAGATAGCAGACTACATCTACAGCAAGATAACGACCGGGCAGCAGTTCATCCCCTACAGCTTCTCCGGGAACGTAGATCCGGCTCTGGAGCTTGGCGATCTGATAAAGATCGAAACTGCAGGAGACGGTCTCCTCTACATCTTGGCGACCATGGATCTGGACTGCTCGCTCGGACGCATTTTTGGAACAGTCGGCGCCGAAGGCGAAAGCGAGATCGAGACGCTGCAGCCATACACTCCGAAAGTGGAGCGCATGGTTCGCCGGGAAGCTGTGGAGCGGAGGGCTTCGATAGAAGTTACTCAGGACTCCATCACCTCCGAAGTCGCAAGGGCCTCAGCCGCAGAAGGTGAACTCTCGTCTCTGATCCGTCAGACAGCCACAGAGCTGACGATCAGCTTCACCCAGGGCATCCAGGCCGCAGAAAACGCTGCCAGCACTGAGCTGGGAGACTACGCGGCACTCATCGAGCAGTACATCAGGTTCGCCGGAGCGCTGATCGAGCTCGGCGAAAGGAATAGCCAGTTCAAAGCGATCCTCACAAACACCAGGCTGACATTCACAGGAGCTGACGGACAGCCTGCTGCATGGTTCGCAAATAATGAGCTGCATATCAACAAAGCGGTCATTGAGCAGAGCCTTCAGATAGACGACTGGATAGAACAAGTCGAATCAAACAAGGTCCTCTCGATCTCATACATAGGATAGCGGTATGCCAAACAGCGGGTCTATATACGGATCTTTTAACGGAAGCTCCGCGAACAACTTCATATTCAGGATAGATTGGACAGTCCTGCAGCAGGACAACGCGAACAGGAAGTCCAAAGTCAAGTTCTTCTGGAACGTCCAAAGGAAGTATTCGGGACAGAATACCTACAAGTATCCGGCGCCCTGGTCACAGACTACGGATGGATCCACGGACTCCGGAAGCATAAACTTTGATATCCGCAGCACTCCGACCTATACGGACCTGGAAATACTGACAAATACGGTCTGGATCCAGCACGGAGTAAACGGCAAAAAGACTGCAGCAGTCTCCGGAACGCTGAACTTATCCGGAACATCGGCAGGCACGGGATCCTTCTCCGGTTCAATAGTGTTGCCGGACATTCCGGTAACGCCTCCGAGCATAAATAGTTTCGCGATCAGCGATGTCGGCACGAGCCTGGCATCCGGAGTCTACGTAGAGGGAAAGTCAATCATCAAGCTGACTGCAACAGCCACGGCTTACGAAGGCGCGACTGTAAGCGGCTACGCGTTTTTTAGAGATGGAACGCAGATCGGAAACAATACTACAGGCATCTTCACTGAAGCAGGCGCAGCCATCTCCGGAAGTCACGTCTACAAAGTAATTGTGACTGACAGCTACGGCATGACTGCAGAACAGTCCCTGGCGGCCATCACAGTGTATCCGTATTCGTTACCGAAGATAGACAGCTCGGAGACATATAGATGCGATACCAGCGGCACAGAGCAAAGCGGAGGTCCTTCCGTTAAGGTCAAAGCCTCCTGGACAACGTCAAGCTGCGGAGGCTATAACACCTCGTCCGGTACGGCTGCAGTCAACGGATATTCAGCCTCACTCACGAACGGCACGGCGGCAAGGATAGATGCGAATCTCAATGCCGCTGCGGCTTACACCGTGACCTACACGATCACAGATTCCTTCGGCGAGACGGCCGTAACTACAGTCCCGGTCCTGTCTGCATTCAGAAACTTCGCTCTGTATCCGGACGGAACTGTCGGCGGCTTCGCGTTCGGCGAGATGCCGACAGTTCCGGGCGTCGGAGTATTCAACACTCCGCATGTTATATTCAGAGGCGACGTCAAGATCGAGGATGCGCTGCTGCCAAGTGATACGCAAAACGTGGGCACGCTGGCGGCTGCGGAGTCTGCCCTGCTGAATGTTTTTGCAAACATGCCGGACAACAGCATAGCATTCGCGCTGCTGACGTTCTCCGCATCGTTCGATCCGTTCGCGGGTGGTGTGACAGTATTCCAGATCTGCCGGGCCAATTCCTCTTATGGCGTCATAACAGGGTATAGCTATAGCCCGAGCGGCGCAAAAATATTTAAGGCGGCAGTTTATGGCGGAGCTTTGACAAGCTGGGCGACGATATGAGGTGGAGCTATGACTGAGACTATTACAAACACGCAGATCG